CAAGAAAAAATTAGTTATGCCTCCTAAAAAACAAGAACACGAATATCATAAAATCTGGAACTACGATAAGCAATGCGAAGAACCTCAAAAGATGGGAAGACATAGTAAAATGACAAAGCATATGATCGAGAAACTTGAGAAATGTTTTTCTAATTCTTTTACTGATGATGAGGCGGTTTTATATTGCAATATTGATAAAGAAACTTTATATACTTACTGCGATAAGTACCCTGCATTCTCGATTAAAAAGGAAGAATTGAAAAAAAAGCCTAATTTAAAAGCTAAACAGAACATAATTAGTGGTATAAATTCAGGGGATAAAATAGATTCTAAGTGGTGGTTAGAAAGAAAGGCTAAAGATGAGTTTAGTATAAGACAAGAAACCACAGGAAAAGATGGTAAGGATTTGGTACCAGAAGAGCCACCAACCAAAGAAACCTTAAAAAAGCTAGAAGATATGCTAAAAGGCTAAAAAAATAAACCACCGCACAGCAAGGATTAGGCAACTTGCTACAGTACGAAAACACCAATAAAAAAAGATAAAATAAATACTTGACATTTAATATAAGCTGTTCTATATTTAAGAGGTAATCAAATCAAATAATTAGTTATGACTAACTTCACAAAATCAGAAAAAACAATGTTATCAAGAGTTGCTATTGAGATGGCGGAAAATAATATTGAACCAACATCAAAAAATATAGAAATAACTTTTGAAAGAATTTTAGAAAGAGACAAAGAGACTTTAGAAAAAAAAGTTGACAAAGTAGCTAAATTATTAACTCCTACAGTATGGGCAAGAGTGCAAAAGCAAGATATAGACAATAAAGTGATTAACTATATATAATAAAAGAGGGGAGAATTAATAAAAAACTCCTCTTAACCTTGATACACAAAGGATAGTAAGAAATAGTCTTATATACCACCAATATACAAGTTGTATACTGACAATATATAAGTTATATACCCACAATATACAAAGGTGATTATATCTAATATAACATAAGTAATAAAAGACTTGCTATTTATATACTCATATATATAATATTAATATATTTAATTTAATACTATATAATGAAAAAGGTTACAGGAGGCACTAAATACACAAAAGTAAACGAACAAGGAGAGGTGATAGAGGAGGAAACAATACAAAGTTTTAAAATTCTAGAAGAGGATAATTATATTAAACTATACATTAAACATATAAATATAATTAGAGACTTACCATTGGGGTTAGAGGGTATTATATGTGAGTTAATTAAATGTATGAACTATGGTAACAAAATAGTTGTAAACTCTCATATTAAAAGAGAGATTGCAGAAAGTTTAGGTAAATCATTTAATACAGTTAATCAGTATATCACAAAGCTAGTAGATAATAAAATATTAATCAGAGAGGGTAGGGGCGTTTATTACCTTAATCCTATGCTTTATGGTAAGGGTAAGTGGAAAGAGATATCAGAACTTAGAAAGAAGCTAGAGATTAATATTCAGTATGACGAAGATAAGTATATAATAACACATAAATAAACTATGAAAACGAAAACAAACCAGTAAACATACTTTATAAAAATTTTAAACTTAGATTAATTATGCTAGAAAAAATAACAACAGACTTAGAAACCTCCAAGAAACTCAAAGAGTTAGGTTTTAAAGCTGAAACTAAATTCTACTGGACTATCACGAGTATAGATAAGTGGAATAAAAATGAATGGAATTTAGTTTATTTCAAAGATATTCCAATGGCTAAATATGAGCCAACTATTCCAGTTTATACATTAGAGCAGATAATTAATGAATTACCTAAATATTTTAATTTTAAAAGGCTTTGTTATTATTTTTCTATAAACTATTCAGATGATGCTTTAGAATATAAATATGAAAGTGATGATATGTACCAATCAGATAGAACTTTGTTTTTTACATTGATTAATAAAAATAACCTAGCAACCACAGCGGCGAAGTTATGGATTAAACTAAAAGAAGATAAAATAATATGATTACTCAAGAAATTATTGACGAATTATTATTACCAAAGAATATAGCTTCAACTAGGCTATTATTAAAGCACGATCTAAAACATTTTATTAAGGTATTTCATTTTGCATTAACTAAGCAGAATTTTATATTTAAAGACTTTCACAATGAGATTGTAAGCAATTTACAGGACTTAGTATTTGGTAAAGCAGAAAAGCAGCACTTAATGATTAATATCAGCCCTAGATATGGAAAATCAGCAATCTGTCAATATCTTTGTGCTTGGGGATATACGATCAATAAAGATTCTAATAATATCTACACTTCATATTCAGACAATCTTGTATTAAACTTTTCTGACAAGATAAGGTCAATAGTAAATTCTCCAGAATACCAAAAATTATTCAATAGAAAAATATCTAAATCAGAAGAAAGTAAAAGGAGGTGGACTATTGAAAATGGAGGGAGTTTTTATGCTGTATCTATGGGTGGGGCTGTTACAGGTGCAGGAGCAGGAGTATTGCAAGATTGTTTTGGGGGGTTTTTAGTTGTAGATGATGCTTCAAAGCCAGAAGATGCTAAAAGCGAAGTAATGAGAAATAAAGCTATATCTTACTTTCAGGAAACTTTAATGAATAGATTAAACAACCCCAAAAAAACACCAATAATAATAATTGCCCAAAGACTACATCAAGACGATATTTGCGGCTTTGTAGAAAGAAATTATAAAGATGATTTTAAAATATTAAAAATACCAGCATTAAACGAAGATACTAATCAAGTAATTTGGGAGGAAAAACATACGGCAGAAGATTTACAAAAAATTAAAAAATTAAATCCTTTTTACTTTTATTCACAATACCAGCAAGAGCCTATTGTTGCAGGAGGAACTATACTCAAAAAAGAGTGGTTTAAATATTATAAAGAACAACCAGAATTTTATAAAATATATCAATCATGGGATACAGCTTTTAAAACTGGCGAGAATAATGATTATTCTGTAGGCACTACTTGGGGTCTTAAAAAGACACAATTTGGAGATGACTATTATCTTTTAAATATGTTTAGGGGAAAGCTAGAATATCCTCAACTAAAAACAAAAATATTAGAGTTAAATAATCAATATCAGCCTAGCGAGATACTAATAGAAGATAAAGCCAGTGGGCAAAGCATTTTACAAGACTTAAAGCAATCTGGATTAGGAAAATTAAAGCCAATAAAGGTAGATAAAGACAAAGAAAGTAGAGTACACGCAATAACTTCTATGTTTGAGTCTGGCAGGGTGTACTTTGATGAAAACGCAAGTTATCTTAATGATCTAGTTGGTGAGTTAATAAGTTTTCCAAGCGGTAAGCATGATGATACGGTCGATTCAGTTAGTCAATTTTTATCATACATGATAAAACCAAAGAAAAAAATAATAATAAGATAGTACTTGCTTTTATTTCTTGATTTACTAAAATATATAGTTAAAAGTTTAAATTTTACAAATGGCTATTTTTAATAAATTATTCAAATCAAGTAATATAAATCAAACTAAGGGATATAGTAAAAGCCTTTTTGACTATATTCAGTCAGGCTATTCTTATAAAAAAAATCCAGAAACCTTTTTAAATTATTATCTTCAATGTTCCCCAGTATTTACAGCAGTTAAATTAATAAAAGACAATGCTGTCAGTATTGAGCCTAAAATATTTGATCATAAAAAAAAAGAATACATAAACCACCCTTTTCTCGAATTACTAAATAAACCTAATCCCTTTCAAAATAAAAGACAGTTTTTATCAGAATATTTTTTATTTTATTTACTAACTGGCAATGTATATACCAATGTTATTGGAACTGGAAAACCAGTAAGATTAGATAATTATAATCCTCAATATATCACAATTCAAGAAAGTATAAAAGATGGCTATCCATTAACTTACAGCTATAATAGCGGTGGTGCGGCAGAAAATTATAATAGAGATACTGATTTTAAAGAAAATAAGGCGAAATTTTTAAGTAAAAACGGCAATGAGTTAATACATCTAAAAAACATTGATCCAAAAGGCGACTGGAACAAAAAGTATGGAGTTAGTGAGTTGGTAGGCTGTCAATTAGAAATAGAACAATATCTACAAGCATCTAAGCACAATAATTCACTACTAGAAAACGGTTGCCGTCCTTCAATGTTAATTTCGATCGAAGGAGAGGCAGGAGATGATCAGATGGAGACAATAGAAGAATCAGTAAACAGTAAACTGAAAGGATCTACTAATACAGGCAGACCATTATTAATAAATTCTAAAACATCAATCCAGCAATTATCACAAAATGCCAAAGATATGGATTTTGCAGGATTAAAGAAAGATACAATGACTGCAATTTATAATTGTTTAAAAATTCCTTTAGCGATGGTTAGTCAAGATTCATCTACTTTCAATAATTTAGAAAGCTCAAGATATGGGTTTTATGATAATAATATTATTCCTTTAATAAATATAGTGTTTACTCATTTAACTAGAAATGTTTTATCAAGATATTCAAACTCTGAAAACTTAGAATTAACTTACGATCCTAGTCAAATAGAAGCAATATCCGACAGAATTAAAAACGAAGTAAGACTAGATTATGAAAAAGGTTTACTAACTAGAAACGAAGCAAGGGCAGAAATAGGTAAAAGACAGATAGGAGTGGGGGGAGATGTATTTTATCAACCTATGAACTTAATTCCAGTCGGCACAGATCCAAGCACAGAAGATAACAGAGAAAGTAACGCTAAAAACTTAGTAAATACAATGACTAGCACAAAAGATAGCTCTGGACAGCCTTATTACACAGCTAAGGAAATTTTAAAAGCAGTTAAAGA